CTGATATCAAACTTGATTTCATCTTGAGGATACTTCTCAGAAATGTATTGATAGATGTATCGATCATTTCCATATACAGAAAATCCATCAACACCTTCATACTTTTTGTAGAACTCACGACAATCACGGACTGTGCCTGGTTTGATGGGCTCTACAGGATCACCATTCAGTGTTTTGAACTTTGTTTTCTTCTTTGATTTTACAAAGAGAGTTGGAAAGAACTCATCTCTATATTCTTTTCTTACGCCATTGTCAACTTCACGAACAAGAACTTGATTACCAATTAGTTGAACATTAGTGTAAAACTTCATTCGTCGTCATCATTAAAAAATGTACCAAAAAATCCACTATCACCAGGTTTTCTATTTTCTAACTTATCGAGAATAGAATCTGTACTCTGTAAGGAATCTATTCTACTGATAAGATCAGCAATCACAGTACAAACCATTGGACGTTCTTGTCTGGCTGCATATGCCAGAGCATTTCTGAGAGACTGCTGTGCTTCTTGAAGGGAGTCTTCCACTGTTTTGGAAAGTGCCATTACTTTGTCAACTCTCCATATTGCTTTAAGAAATTTTGATTCGGATCAGCAAGTGTTAGTATTTTATCTGAACTAATCATAAAAATCTCTTCATCAGTCAATTCTACCATATACTTGTGGAGTTCTAATGACCCATTGATGATATATGGTTTTATAAGTTTACAGTCTGGTTGACCAATATCAGCTCCGACTTCCTCTATTTCAGAAATAAAGAACTGACCTGCTACCAGGGATACAATTTTAATCTGTCTCATCTTCTCCTCTCAATGCTTTAAACATGTCAGACCTATCGATATAGGAATCTTTGATTGATTTTGCTGGATTAGTTATACAAACAACCCAATCAAGTGGAATTAGAATATCAGTATCTGACGTAAGCGGTTGCCAAGGGAAGAAAGAGATCTGTGGCTCTTGAGACTCCACTGCTTCATAAAGAGTTTGTGGATTAGCAAGTTTAACCACATATGGCAGATTCATAGAATAAGCCACTAGTTTCTCCAGGTCCTCATTCTCATGTGGAATAGAAACCTCACTTAAGTCACAAATAACATCTTCTCCAGATTTTAGTGTAACCAGTTTGATAGTCATAGTATAGTTTTGCCTCCAGTCATTCTACCAAGAAAAAAGAGGGGCGTCAACTGGATTGTGCCAGTTGCCCCTCTGTGACGACGATATTTGAACAAGGTAGCCTCTATTATTTAGTGATCATGATTCATGAAATGACTCTCAATCGCCTCTATACGCTCCTCTGCGTGAGCAATGATATCAAGTTGCTCTTGGATAGCAGCAAGCACATCAGGGTGCTCTCCGATGCCCACAGGGTTGTGTAGGTAGACTTCTACATTAGCCTTCGCTTTTTTGATTTCACCCTCAGCATTTGCGCGGAGGGCATCGAGAATATTATTTCTGAGATCGCAAGACATTAGTAAATATGCAAGTAATTTTATTTAGAACCAATCTTTTCGTTGGTGATGTTCAGGAACAATCATACCAAGAGTTATTGTCAGCAACCCATCCTCAAATTCAACTGATCTAACTTCCGTTTCATCTGAGAGGGTCCAAGTTCGGGTGAAAGATCGTTGAGCCACTCCTCGGTGGACAAATTCTTTTCCCGTTTCTTTGTCTTCCTTCTGTCCCTCAACAAATAGTTTTCCAGATTCTGTATAGACAAAGACCTCAGATTTTTTAAATCCAGCGAGGGCGATTTCCAATTTTGATTCGACATTGCTAACTGACACTAAGTTATATGGCGGATAGTTTGATGTCGTTTCATGCAAACTGAAAACACGATCAAAGTACTGATCCAATCCGATTGTGTTGCGATTCAATCTCTCCATAAGACGCGGGAGATCGTTCGCAGTGTAACGCGAAAGATTTGTCATCTTTTTAGCTCCTTTAATAAGCGAGTTTGTTTTTTGTGGACCCCGAAGGCATCCGTTCTATTTATAGCACAAAATAAAAAAAGAGGCAACGGGTAAACCGCACCTCTTGTAAGTTCCGATTTTTGAAGCGACCGCACGAAAGATCGCAAATTTATTTATTCAGTTTCCTGAGACTTTCCTTTCTTTCCAATATTGTACTTCTGCTCCAATACCCAATCTGACTTATCCTTGTAGGCCAGGACTTTGATCTGATTCAGAGGAGCAATATCAGCAATTGCTTCTTCACTAGCAACACCAATCAATCCCCAATCAGAAAGAAGTTTCGTGATGCGATTACGTCTCTGAACATCATTCACTGTAAGATTTGCATGTTTGCCATCAAGAGCAAACAATTCCTTAAAGTGAACAATAAAGTATCTTCCCTGCTTATGAAGGATATGACAAGACTGATAGAGTTTCTTTTCCTTTCTTGATGCCACTCCGATACGTGTAAGTGTCTCACGAACTTTCAGAAAATCATCCGGTTCATTCAAAAACACTTCTACCATTTGGTCCTGTGACCACTCAACTGTGGGTTCAGTCATCGTTTTCCTCCAATTTCAAGTCGCTGTTTAATAAAATTAATTTGTTCTGTGGTCAGGATTTTTAGAGCTTGCGATGCCTTCTCATTACTATATCCATAGTATTTTTTGACACATTCTAAATCTGTGACTTTATCCTTACGGAGCCAAGGAGAGAATCTCTTTTTTTTCCTCAAACTATTTAGAAAAAAAGAATATTGCATATCTTTATCTAAAGAATGATGAAGATTCATCTCATTAGCAAACATGATACAGTCAAGATTGCCAGATAAACAGCGATTAATAACGTATGGAGGATATTCTTTTATATGTTCGGATAGATCTTCTTTAGTGAAGTTAATTGAGTTGAGCCAATCTTTGAGTTCCATTATCTAATAATTTGAATGTCATCGTCTTCTGTCCAGAGTTCTACATTGGCCCTGAACCTACCATCTGCCTTCAGTTTTTCATATCTCTTAGTTGCCTTCTTCTTCCACCACTTGATGATATTATCAAGTTCATGCTTCTCCCAGTTCTGACCACGGATAAGTTCTTTCTGCTCACCAAGAATCACTTCACGAACATTTGAATATCCATAATCCGAGATATAAAACCTCTTCTTCTGAGTAATTCCAAATGCTGCGGAAAGAGTATTATTAAGAAGTTGAAGTTTATCTTTATCAGTCAAAGAGTTTTTCACAATAGAAATCATCTTTGTCTGCCTCTTCATCTTCTTAGATGAAGCTTTGTTATCCGTGAGAGGAGTATTATTATTCAAGTAAGTAAAATGATCATGCAATTTATGAAAAATATCATCATGAAGAAGGGGTAAGAATTTGCTCTCAGTCAAACCCTTGTATCGCATGAATGGTTTTAGTCCATCGTACTGTGAGGCATCGGTCACAGACCCATAGAGAGACGTTGTTTCAAAAAGGGCAATGTCCTTCTCAAAGGATTGATTCATCGACTCACGAGCGAAGTGAGAGCAGCACAGGAGAGCAAGCAGTTTGCCACCAAGATAGTTGTATCCAAATGGTTGAGAAGGAACGATTACAAATCCCATCGCTGCATGGCGATTGAAGATGGATAGATCAGGTGCATGACCAAGCCATAAATTCCTTGGTTTGGAGTTGATCGTCGGAGACCCAAGACGAATAAATCCAACAATCTTTTGAGTATTTTTCTCGTAGATAATCCACTTCATTTCCCTCCCAGGAACATTCTGCTCGTTATTATGAGAAGATACAGAAGCTAGAAGATCATTAAAAGTTTCTTGCGACACTCTTCCAGGACCGCCAGTATACTTATTACTACCAACACGAACAATTTCAAAGTCCATATCTTCTGGATGAATATCTTCGTTGAAGAACTCATCTTTCAAAGAGAACAAACGACTAGTGCCAGAAATTACTTGCATTTTTACAAAACGCATATAATCCTCAATATTTCCCATGTGAGAGAAATATTCAATAAATTCATCTGCCGCCCACGAAGCAGTCTCTGGAGATACTTCCATCAATCACAAAATAAGTTTCTTTTCTTCAGGAGTTACTAACTTACTCCCATATATTTCATTATACTTGTTTCTAATAGTAGAATCAAGTTCCGCAATATACACAATATGATTACGACTCACAGTAATCTCTGGTTTCTCACGATCAATCACAGTAGCCCAAGGAGCAAAACCAACATTCTGAGCACTAGGAAGAACGACAAGACCGTTCTTGACGGTTACAGTATCTTCAGTTTCAGAAACAAGTTCGGCAACTACTTCTTCTCCAGTAATAATACGGAACAATTTAACATCAATCATTTTTCATCTCAACTTGAATAGGGGATTTCATAATATCTACAATGTTTATATATGCCCAGGCAGTAAACACCTGTGGAACAATAAATGCAGCCATGGCTATAATCCAGAACCAGTAATAATAGTTCTCTTTGTTTTGTGTTCTCATTTGAATTCACACTCCACCATAATTTCAGTGAGACAAGCAAGCATATTAATTTCTTGATCTGCCACAAATGCTATCTGGTATTGGTACTTAGCAATAACAAGAACGGCGGCAGGAATAGAATTAGGGGCCAGGGATCCATATAGAGCATCGTAAACACGACGGAGAAGCACAGAAGCATCGTTATCAAGATTGTTGACCACCCACTTGCGTACTTCCTTAAAGTCTTTCCCTTTAAGATGTTTAATAAGATCATTTACTTTTACATCAGAAAATTGTGCAAGAATTCCAGCATCAATTTTACCTAAAGAAGAGTAACGCTGGCACTCGTTAAGAACACGTCTCCAATCAGGAAAGTGTTTGTTAATCAGTTCTATAAGAACTTTCGGATCAGCTTCGACGCCTTCCCTCTCAAGTATGAACTTGAGTCTGTTGAAGAATGTTGAGGCTAGTTGTGGTTTTGACTTTCTGTCGGTAGAGAAGTCAATGCAGGCACATCTGCTGTGAAGGGGTTCGATGATTTTGTTTTTGAAGTTGCAGGTAAAGATGAACCTGCAATTCCTAGAAAACTCCTCCGTAAACGCCCTAAGTAGGAGTTGTACATCGTTTGTTGTGTTGTCAGCTTCGTCGATAATGATGACTTTGTGTCGAGCAGTTGACGAAAGTGATACGGTCGAAGCGAAATTTTTTGCAGTATTTCTGACCGTATCAAGGAAGCGTCCCTCATCGGATCCGTTAATGACATAAACATCTACTCCCAGTTCATTACAAAGTGCTTTTGCGACAGTGGTCTTGCCACATCCGGCAGGGCCAGACAGAAGTAAATTAGGTACTTCACCTTTAGATAAAAAACCCTGAAAAGTTTTCTTAGTGTTTTCAGGGAGGATGCAATCTTCAATTGTCTGTGGGCGATATTTTTCAACCCAAAGAAATTCATTACGCATAATAAATTAGTTAAGAATCAATCAAAAGTGGAGTCAGGCTCCAGAGCAATATAGTAGGTCAAATCATGACTTTTCGATTCAAATCGAGACAGAAGTTTCTTTGACACAATCACTTCATAAGTTCCAGGAAGAACCTTAATATTTTCTACTTTGAAGTTGAATGAGAACTGATCTTCAGTTTCACCAACAACAATAGCAAAATCATTGGAGGTATCATTCTTCTTGTCACGGACAACTAGTTTGATAACACCACCTTCACCAACAGCAGAAATATCAGGAAGTTGATAGACAGCAGCTGCTTTCAGAAGTTTATCCAGTTGTTCGGTACTCACTTCAAAACATACATCTTCACTAGGAAGTGTGATATCTTTCTCAGGAGGAGTAACAATTACATTGGGATCAGCAAAAAAATACTTGGAACGCATCTTGCCTTCGCGGATAACAACATAACCATCGTTCTTGAAGTCAAGTTCAGGACTCTGATGAAGACTGAGGCCATTCAAGAACTGATTGAGATCATAAACACCAAAGTCTTTTGCAAACTCTTCAGAGACTGTTGCCTCTGCGAGAATATTTTTCATCACACTAATAGTGCGAAGTTTGTTCCCTTCCTTGAACAGAATAGACTGATTGATGGAAGAGAAATTTTTGAGAAGAGAAATAGTTTTATCAGAGAGTTTCATAGAGTTGCGAAGTTTCATTATCAATAAGGAAAGTCAGAGTTGGTTGATTTGTAGTGATCATCAAAATGCAAGAGTAGCATAGCATAATGAATAACTTTCAACAAGTCTTTTTTATTTTGCCCATCTTTATCACCATATCGTGTTCCGTACTTTATGATATTTGATTGACAAAATCCAGAAGCAAGTCCTTTAGCTGCCATCAAATCAATTGTCTGAATATCTGCAAATCCGTTTGTTTTTCCCGTGTAGTGACTACGGTAGGTGCCACTTACATATTCATGAATATCCTTCAGAATAACATCTTCATTGTATTTCCAACGTCCATTATTGTTGTCTGGTGCATTTGGAAGTTCGGGGACACTCACATTTAAAGTATTAAAGGTAATAATATCATCTCCACTAGATCCAACAGGGCCATCATTTCTTCCAATTGATGGAGAAATTCGGTCATCTAGACTTTCAGTCATTTTAGATTCTCCATAAAGTTCATCATGTAAAAAACTCCAAGCATTTGTCATAATTTTATCATCAGAAATTGTGTTCGTCAAGGTGTTGCTTCTGCTGATCTTCGCTAGGCATCTCAAAGTCAGCATCAACTTTATCATACAGTTCCAGGAATGCCTGCTTAGTTTCATCGTCGAAACGATTCACACAAACCTGAATGGCCTTTGCCTTGTCTCCAAAGATACCATATGCCTTCACAATGTGAACCAGACGACGGGTGCTGATGATCTCCTCAATACCACCATCATAAAAGGTCTTACGGATAATGTCTGCCCAGTCAACCAACTTAGTAGTGAATTGATCATCATCACAAATCTTAGCAAGAATCTTTACCTCGTTAGCAGGAGTAGGATATTCTTGCTCGAAGGTCCCAGGAAAACGCTCAAGGAACGCTTCATTAAGAACATTAGTGCCAATGAATCGGCCGTCATCAGAACCCTTACCCTTGGTGTTGGCAGTGGCAAAGATTTGGAATCCTTTGGCAGGAACCACGAACTTACCAATCTTCTTCAGAAAGACTCCCTTACCCTCCAAGATGGACTGTAGACATAGGATCTTATTAGATGCTAGGTCAATCTCATCCAGCAGCAGTACAGCGCCGCGCTGGAGTGCCTCAACGACAGGGCCATTGTGCCATACAGTCTCACCATTGACAAGACGGAAACCTCCGATAAGGTCATCCTCATCAGTTTCGATCGTAATGTTGACTCGGATCAGTTCACGTCCGAGTTGGGCACACGCTTGTTCAATCGAGAACGTTTTGCCGTTACCAGAAAGACCCGTAATGAACGTTGGATAGAATAAACGGGACTTAATAATTTTTTTAATATCACTGAAATTACCAAACTGGACGAAGGTATCATCTTTAGCAGGAATAAGGTTTTGTTCCACAGCAGGGAGAGCCGCAGGTGAATTATAAGTTACTTCAAGATCTTTAACAGTTTCTTTTGTTACTTCCAGATTCCACTTACCACGACCAACCTTATACTCTTCAAGTTTCTTGGTCACAGTGACATAAGTGGTTCCGTTCATGGCACACCATGCACGGAGGTCTCCAGTAGTCACAGACTCACCATAAAGACTTTGAAGTGAAGTGCGAATGTAATCGGCAGAAAGTGCCATTTCCTTTGTTTGAACTGTAGTCATTATATAGCAAAAGAGGGGACCGTTTGGCCCCAGTAGACGGTTATTCGATTGTCTGCTCCTGGTAGTATCGCTCAGAGATAATCTTGGCAGTATAACCAGGATAGTATCTTTTCACCATGGACTCTACACCCATGGCGGTGATAGCACTCCTCACAACTATAAGAACCTCTTTAGTGTCCTCCAAAACAATATGCTTGAAAGGAAGCTTATGCTTTCTGCTCATGCTACCAGTGAAATAAATTCTCCAAGAACTTTTTTATTTAGTTTTTTAGTCTTCAAACTCTTGACAAAAGCCTTCTTAATTTGAGATTTAGTGGCATCTTCACTCACTTCAAAGTCAGTATCCTGAGCAAGAGCTGAGGAAGAAAGGCCAAAGTATGCATCATATCCAGAGTTTTTAATACAGAAACTCTTAGTCTTCTTCCACTCCGCATGTATTTTATCGTACTCATTAGCGTTACTATACTTCCTAATGAAAGAACTAGCATCACGAGGATTAAGAACTCGAATACCAATAAAGTTAACCTCAGGAAACTTATCTTTTAAGTTCTGAAGAAGACTATCAGTAAACTTATGCCACTCATACTTGACTTGATAAGTTCGACCAAGTTTACGATCACGAATAAAATATGTATCAGGATGAAGACGGCGTGTACCTATGTAAGGGCCAGTCTCCCAGGAACGATCAACTACAACATGATGAGTGAGATGATTTGCTTCACCATCAGTCAAGATAATACATTGAACTTTCTGAAGTTTATTCTCTCTCTGAAACTTAGGTAAAATCTGGTGAAGAGCTACCAGAGATTCATTCAGAGGAGTTGCAGACAATCCCACTTGTTCTGGAATACTATACTGAGCAGTTCGTGAGTAGTAACTAACAACTCTCCAGATATTGATCATTTGTCTCTCAAGTTCTTTCCCAGATACTTTACTAGTAAGAACATTCATTAGAGAGAAATCATCATCGACCGCAAGAAGACCTTCTTTCTTTTCGTAGTGGGATCGGGTGTCTGCAGGAATATATCGACCTGCATCATAATCATACACAGGACGATTCCACTCATTAGTGAAGCAATACACATCAAAAGGAATGGAAACTTTCTTACAAAACCAAATCAAACTGTAGAGTTGCTTGAGCCATGCATAGGTACTATTGTCACTTACACGAAAAGGATGGCTGCCTGTAGTCGTTGAGATCTGTGCGAGGAAGATTCATATCGGCATAGAC